CCCAGCCCCTTTTTCCCGTTACCCGATGCCCCATTCTATTGGGGCACTTCACCGCCGCATTCTATTGCGGTTGTGATAGGGTAGCAAGACCACCTACGTTTGACCTTGATAAGGGTCCCGTGTAGGAACGGTGCAACATCGTTATGGACTAGCTTCGCATAAAGCGAAGCTACTCCATCGATCATCGCACGTTGACCAACTGTAGCAAAAGTTGGCACGTAATACTCCAGGCGTTGGTAATCGCGATTCCATCGAGTTTTAATACTCGACGGATCGTAAAACCTATTCCTGAGGCATTCCCAGGACTCGGCAAGAGCTAACAACCCTTGCTTCCGCGCAGCGACCGAATAGTCGCTGTACTGCGTCCAGGAGCGATGGTTCGAGACATTCGTAGTCTTAACGCGAATGAGGGGTATTTCAACCCCCGCGTAGACCCACATACCACAACTCTCTTTAACAAGAGTTTTGGTGCAGGTTTTCGCATCATTCACGACAAGACCACAACCAGTTAGTACTTCCAGTAATCGACTGGAAGCCTGCAGAGGGACAATGATATCATCTCCGAAGACCCGCAAGGGCCTAGTTGGAGTACCATTGATCCATCTACTACGTACAGCGGTAGCCTGGGCAATTGCCCAGAATATCACTGTTTGTAGTGGAAAGCAGAACGCATTACCCATTGTCGCGAGACAATTGGGACGCCACGTTAGTTTGTTATACCTAACGTTGGTGACCCGGTAACGCGTTACTAATTTGAACAGCCACCTTGGAAGCACGAGCCTAGCGAGAACCAATGAGAGGTTGTCGCTAGCATCCTTCAAGTCAATTGTTCCGACATCCAATCGGAAACAAAGTCGACGCGAAGGATTCGTGTCTTCAAAGTTAATGGCTGTTCTAGTCAGAGGATGCCTTGTCAATAAGTCGTAAAGAAGCTTCATTAGCCCTTGTTGGGCAAACTGAAACTCTTTCGGCTCAATACAGATGATCCTTGGACCTTTAAAGTCTTTAGGAACAACTGTGACACGGCTAACAGGACGTGACCCCTTCTCTGCATAGCGAAGGGAATGACGAGGATTCACACGGAATAACTCCCGCGTGAAACCAGGCCATAAAGTCATGTCCCATTTCTGACTAGGCGACGAATGATCCGCAACAGCCCCAGGACCATGTCTCCCCCACGGTTTCTTTCGAAACTGTCGGAGTGGCAGCGTCAGAGGGTTGTTACGATCGAACACCCGTTCGAGTAGTTCTCGAGCGAGAATCAATTCAGGCATATTACTAATAGTAATAGGCCTGGTTGTTCTCGTCATGAACGACTCCACAGCCTTATCGGCTAGGGATGTGTCGACCTGTCCTTCTACCTTAGAATACATCAACGTGATTTGGCGTATAAACGTCAAAGCACGAGGATCACCCTTTGGTAGAATCGGGTCACCATTTTCTTTAAACACCCTTATCATCAGGTGGTAAAGAAAGATAGGTAACCGAGTTCCTCTTTTGAGGGAGAATCCGCAAGGAACCTGTAAAGGCTCTTCGCGTATAAGCGCACGTTCGACTGCCTTACCCAATAAGGGAAGTGCGGTGAATATGAACTTATCACCTTCATGAGCATAACGCTCAAGAAGATAATCTCTATCAAGAGAATTGAACTGAGACGGAATCAATCGTTCAATGTCAAAAAACAGAGAACGATAAGTAGACTGCACAGCAAATGCAGGAGGCTTTACGGTCTCGATGCTATTACGCATCGTTTCCTTCCTCGGCATGCTATGACACTCTACCACGACGAAGAATGGCTTCGAAAACAACCCTCACCAGTGTGATTAATACTGGCGGTAGGATGTTAGTGAGAATAAGCTTAGTAGCTTTTCTCATTACGGAACCAAAGCTTCGCTGATCGCAACGCGTGTTGCGCTAACACCGCAGATCGACGCCACCTGGGCCAGGATATCCTGGACCGAGTTGCTAGACCAAGCGGGGCCAACACGCGGAACGGTGATTTCAAGTTTGGCAGAAAGAACGTTAACGACTTTCGTCGTAGCGTCTTCAGCCGCATTTTGAATGAGGACGGTAAGTTTATCCGCCCCCAAACTCCCAGGTGTTCCGATTTTAAAATCGAAAGTTACCTTAAAAGGGAGTTTCAACGTTCCTGCCGGATCTACATAGTAGGCTCCGGTAGGCGATTGAGAGGCCAAAGATAGCGTTGTGCCCCCAGCAGGGACACAATCGGCCATCGTTCGGCCTTTCACAAGAAGAGTAGAAGATGCCATTAGGCATGCCTCCTTTGGTTTGTCTAGAGGACTCTCTGCGCAACAAGCGCAGAGAGGTCACCTAGATGGGTCATGGTGAGCTCACCAAAAATTCCCGCTGAGTACGTATCTGGCGGAAAACCCGCAGTACGTACGTACGTTTTAAGTACCTTCTGGTCCGGCAAAAACAAAGAATTGTACTG